ATCCAAGAACGGCAAGAACCTGTCATATAGATTCTTGTTGGTGTGCATAATGGTAGAACCATTCGAGCACATTCTTTTGCAACACCATACTCAATCATTTGATTGTATAATGATTGTGCAGAACTAAAGAGAGTTATCATTTGCGCCTCTAACTTCTGACGAACGAAAGGGTCAAGATCATCAATACTATTCTGACGATTCTTTGTATCCTGTCTTCTTAGATCTGGAAGTTGAATCTTACCAAGTTCATTACTCTTTGCATATCTTTGAGAGAACTCTTGAAATGTAAAAGAACGGTGTCTTAGTATTTGTGCTGCAATCGCACGAGTAGTTTCTATCTCTAGAGTCATTGATGACTGTTCAAAGACAGACCAGTGTTCGTGTTCAATGCAATATCTTAACAATCCAGCAAACTTATCATTGTCTTGATTGTTTGGATTAGATACTCTGGCGATATACGCCATGGTTTGTTCTGCATCAGGTGTAACTGATACTAATTTAACTTTTTTCATAAGCTTTTTCCGCATATGATCTTAGGTAGTTTTGAAAGCCTTGTTCAATTCCTCCTACATTATCATGTTCATCGCACCATATGGTAGCGAACTCATATACGGCTCGTGTGTGTTCCTCTAAGTGATGTGTAAGACATCGAAAACAAGCTGCTCTTAATAACAACTTCTCTTCTGAATAACGGGGGTCATCGCTGTTACCCGTCATCATCCTCAAAAACCTCATCATAATCTGTAATCTGATTGACTATTTCATCATAGTCTAATTTTAATGTATATGACTCCTCATCGGAGTATATTTCACATTCTAACGCATTTACAACATTTTTCAAGTCCTTGATCATGACCTTTAA